TTATTCGCATAGCGTGATGAGCAATGGTAGATGCAGTCGTAGCCTTTGAAGGATGGTCTAGATCCCAAGGATGGGGTCTGGGTGCGTTTGGCACGGGTGCGATTGATATTGGGGTTGCAACTGGACAGGTTGGCTCTCCTTCTGTCACGGCTGACGCTAATGTAAGTCTCACGGGTGTTACTGCCACAAGTGCTGTTGGTACGGTAACTGTCACAGCAGATGCCAATGTAAGTCTCACGGGTGTTTCTGCCACGGGTGCTGTCGGTACGGCGATTGCCACGGTAGATGTCAATGTAGACCTTACGGGTGTTTCTGCTACAGGCAGTGCTGGAACAGCAACTGTCACGGCGGACGCCAATGTCAGTGTTACGGGTGTTGAGGCCACGGGATCTGTTGGAACTGTTGATACTCAGTTTGATGCAAACGTCTTTCCAACGGGTATTGCGGCAACTGGTGAAGTTGGTACGGTTACTGTTGAAAGCGTTAACCTTGTCGATGTCACGGGCGTATCTGCAACGGGGCAGGTTGGCTCAGTAACTGTCACAGCGGGAGCAAATGTTAATGTCACAGGTGTATTTGCTACGGGGTTTGCTGGACAGGTTCTTGTCTGGGGTCAGATTGTTCCGGCCCAAATTCCTGCGTGGGTAACGATTGCACCAAATCAAGTTCCGGGGTATAGTCCCATCACACCATCTCAGTCTCCAAACTGGACTCAGATAGCCGCCTAGAGGTTTTTGGCATGACAAGCACGTACTCAACTAATCTTAAACTTACTTTGATGGGTACTGGCGATCAGTCCGGTACGTGGGGTGACACGACCAATACGAACCTCGGTACGTTGGTTGAAGAGGCTATCGCGGGTTACACCACACAGGCACTTACGGGGGCTAGTGCGACTACTACCCTTACAATTCCTGATGGTGCAACTTCAGTAGGGCGTAATTACGTTATCGAGTTTACTGGTTCACCAACAGTTACTCATACGGTTGTTGTTCCGACGGTTGATAAACCCTATCTTTTGTTCAATAATACTTCTATTTCGGTGCTTGTAAAAACAACGGCGGGAACGGGCGTTACTATTGCAGCGGGCAAAAAAGCTATTGTCTATACAGATAGTACCAATGTTGTTGAAGTTGCCAACGCTCCTGCAACAGAAGCTGGCACACAGACGTTAACAAACAAGACCCTTGGTGCCACGACAGCTACTGCGGATATTACGATGTCTGGCACGGGCCAGATCAAGGTTCCAGCAAGCACGACAGCTAACCGCAGCGGCTCACCTGCATCCGGCATGTTCCGGTTTAACACTGACAGCACCAAGTTCGAGGGCTACAATGGCACGGCTTGGGGTACGGTCGGTGGCGGTGCCACGGGTGGCGGTACTGACGAAATCTTTATTGAAAACGGTCAAACCGTAACATCCAATTACACGATTACCGCCAGCAAAAACGCCGGAACATTTGGACCAATCACTGTGAACAGCAGCATCACGGTCACCGTTCCTTCTGGCAGCACATGGAGTATTGTCTAATGCCTGTAAAACTCAATGGATCAACATCTGGGTCAATAACACTAGACGCTCCTGCCATTGCCGGAACTACCACCCTCACGTTTCCTGCAACAACGGGTACAATTAATGCTAGTGGCACAGTAAATGAAGTACCTGCTGGGTCAGCCGCTGCACCTAGTATTTATTCTACAGGTGATACCAACACGGGCATCTTCTTCCCTGCCGCTGACACTATTGCCTTTACCGAGGGTGGTGCGGAGGCTATGCGGATTGACTCTAACGCTAATCTGCTTATCGGGAAAACAACAGTACTCAACACTGTTGCAGGTTCTCTGATTAATTCTGGTTCAGCTGCACTTGTAACAGATTCAGCGTCTCCCGCTGACGGCCCGTCTTTGCAACTTGTTAATATTAATGCTTCTGTGGTTAATGGCTATCGATTTGCATCTTTTAGGGTTAACGCCGGAGCGACAGAAATTGGCACAATTACAAAAGCATCGGCTACTACCGTTGCTTACAACACATCTTCTGATTACCGCCTAAAAGAAAACGTCCAGCCAATGCAAAACGCACTGGCAGTAATTAGTGCATTAAAGCCGTCAACCTATGATTGGATAGGGCATAGTGAATCTGGCGAGGGGTTTATTGCCCATGAGTTGCAAGAGATTATTCCCATTGCTGTGACTGGTGTTAAAGACGCAGTGTATGAGGATGGTAGCATCAAACCGCAAGGCGTAGATTACTCCAAGATTGTTGTGCATCTTGTCGCCGCCATCCAAGAGCAACAGGCCATGATCCAAGCCCTGCAAGTTGACATTGCAGCATTGAAGGAAGCGTAACATGACTGTAACCATAAGCGGAACCACAGGTATAGCTGGTGTTGATGGCTCTGCTGCCACTCCAGCAGTGCAGGGTGTTGACACCAACACGGGCGTATTCTACGGCACGGATATCGTAGCTGTCTCGACAGGCGGCACTGAGCGGATGCGGGTCAATGCGTCTGGTCAGGCAGAGTTCACGGCAGGAACTGCGGCTCTTCCAGCGATAACCACTACAGGCGACACCAACACGGGCATCTTCTTCCCTGCCGCTGATACCATTGCTTTTACCGAGGGCGGTGCGGAGGCTATGCGTATCGACTCGTCTGGTCAGGTGGGAATTGGTGCTACGCCGGGAACAATTTTAGACGTATATAAAGCAAGTGGAAACCCTTATATAAGAGTGTATACAGGCACAGGTTCTGTACAAGCGTATATGCAATCTATTGACTCAACCTATGTAGTAATGGGGTCGCTATCAAACCATGATTTAGGGTTGGTTACAAATGGCACAGAACGTATGCGGATCACCACGGGCGGTAGCTTGTTGGTAGGGGCAACAAGTGTGCCTGAATCAGCAAGGTTGGGCGTGTCATCAACAAGTGCTACAGCAGTGCCACTTGTAATTCAGCAAACAGCCGCCGCCGCAACAAGTCAAAACTCAGTGGTATTTTATAGAAATGCTGCTGCAACAGGCACTATCTCAGCAACTGCCACGACTACGGCTTACAACACATCTTCTGACTACCGCCTAAAAGAAAACGTCCAGCCAATGCAAAACGCACTAGCAAAAATAGCGGCATTAAAACCATGTACTTACACATGGAAATTAGACGGCTCATTGGGAGAGGGATTTATTGCACACGAATTAGCGGAAGTCGTGCCACAAGCAGTAAATGGTGAGAAAAACGCAGTGGATACTGCTGGGAAAATTATTTCTCAAGGCGTTGATGCCTCGTTCTTGATTGCTACTTTGACCGCCGCCATCCAAGAGCAACAGGCCATGATCACCGCTCTAACCAACCGTATCACCGCGCTGGAGGCCACACCATGAGTACCGTAAAAGCTACCAACTTCCAGAACGCTTCATCTTCTACCGCCAACATGGTAACTGATGCCAGTGGCAACGTGTCCTTTGGTGGCACTGCGGCTATGTCCACTAGCTTTCTACGCAACCGCATTATCAATGGTGATATGCGGGTTGATCAGCGTAATGCTGGGGCGAGTGTGACGCCCGTAAATACGCAGTATACTATTGATAGATATCAATCTCAAATAAGTCAGACTGCTAAATATTCAGTTTCTCAATCAAGCACCGCACCTGTTGGATTTTCTAAATCATTATTAGTTACCTCTTTGTCTGCTTATTCAGTTTTAGCTGCTGATTTTTTTGCAGTTGGACAAGCAATAGAAGGTTATAATATTTCTGATTTTAATTATGGAACAGCAGATTCAACTACTGCAACTTTATCGTTTTGGGTTAGGTCTAGTTTAACTGGAACTTTTGGTGGTGCTATTAATTCAGGCAGTGGGTCATTTCCATTTACTTATTCCATTGCATCTGCAAACACTTGGACAAATATTAGCGTTGCCATATCTGCAAATACTGCTTATGCGCCTACCTCAACAACAAATGGAGTTGGCTTATATGTTTGGTTTGGTCTTGGAGTTGGATCAACCTTTAGCGGTACAGCGGGTTCTTGGCAAAGCGGATTTAAGGAATCAGCCACAGGTGCAACCTCAGTAGTCGGCACATCCGGTGCTACCTTCTACGTCACAGGCGTACAGCTTGAAGTTGGCACAGTCGCCACACCATTTGAGCGGCAGATATACAGCAATCAGTTGGCACAGTGTCAGAGGTATTATGAGGAATGGGGCGGCGGGGATGCTTACCAAGCATTTGGCATAGCTGATGCTATTAGTGCTACAGTTGCGTATTCTGCGCTTCAATATTTAGTGACAAAACGGGCTGCTCCTTCTGGGTCAGTTTCAGCCGCATCTAATTTTCACACTGTTCGTGGCGGGGTCGCTTTTACGGATTTCACATTTGGCTCACTAACGACAACATCTACTCTAGCAACAATCACCGTAGCTTCCGGTCTTACGGCAGGTCAAGCCTATACATATAGGGCCAATGGGACATTAAACGCCCGTATCAAATTTAACGCGGAGTTATAATTATGTACCAAAATGCGCAATATATTTTTGCCCCTGAAACTACGACCAACTCAACAATTCGCGTTGACATCAACGGCGTAACTTCCTTTGTGCCGCTCGACCCAGACAACACCGACTACCAAGCCTATCTGGCATGGTTAGCCGAGGGCAACACACCACTACCCGCTGACGAGGAAGTCTGATGGACACGCAGACCCTAATTAATCTTGGCGGTGCTATCATCCTTGCAGGGATGGGATGGTTAGCCCGTGAGCTTTGGGGTGCGGTGAAAGATTTACGGAAAGACCTTCACATTATTGAGGTCGTTCTACCGTCACATTATATCCGCAAAGATGAGTTTCAAGAAGGCGTCAAAGAGTTGAAAGACATTTGCCGCCAAATATTTGAGCGGCTTGAAAACAAAGCGGACAAGTAAATGGACCCCTTTACGCTGCTGGCAGGCGCAACGGCCCTCTATAATGGAATCAAGTCAGCGACCGACGCTGGCCATGAGGCCATCGACGTGGTGGAGCGCGTTGGTAGTCTGTTTGCAAGGATTGCGCAGATAACGCAATTAACTTCTGGTAACAGGAAAAAGAAACTATTCCAGAGCCAAGCTGAATACGAGGCTGAAGCAATTAAACTATACGCTTTGAGAGCTAAGGCGCAACAACTTCAGTTGGATACCAAGAACCTGTTTGTAGGGGCATACGGTCAACAAGCGTGGATTTCCATTCAGAAGGAAGTGACGGAAATGCGTAAAGAGGCCGTGCGTCAGGCCGCTATCGCGCAGAAGGAAGCCGAGGAACGCCAAGCTGAACTGATCTTGGGGGCGTGGATGTTCTTGGGCGTTATTGTTATGGCTCTTATTCTTGCACTCTTTGTTTATCTGACCGCGCACAAATGAAGTACCTGATGGCAATTGCAGTTTTATTTCTGGCGGGATGCGAGGACCGCTATCGTTACCCATGTCAAGACCCTGCAAACTGGGACGCGCCGGAGTGCAACCCGCCTATCTGCACCGCCTCTGGAACCTGTTCCGCAGATACCCTCAAAAGAAACCCTTGCGGAGCAGTAGCGCGATGAGGATCAAGGAAGATGAACTCCACGCACTTCTCCAGTTCATCATTGGGGTAAGCCTGTGCTTGACGCTGACAGGAACGGTGTTTGCAGTACTATACAGCCTGATTTTTGTGGTTCAGCCAATTGACGGGCAAGCCCCAAACGACCAAGAATTTTTTAAACTGATCGCTCCAATTGCGACGTTTCTGACAGGTACTTTGTCGGGCATTATGTTGGGATCAAAATCAACCGGAGGAAAAGATGATGGACCTGCTTAAAACATTTGGCCCTTTGCTTGGCTCGGTTGCACCAAGCATTGCTACAGCCCTTGGTGGCCCTTTGGCTGGTATGGCAACAAAGGCACTGTCTCAGGCATTGCTGGGCAACGAGGACGGCTCTGAGGACGACCTGCAAACGGCTCTACGTTCTGCATCTCCTGAGCAACTTGCAACGGTCAAAAAGATTGACGCAGATTTCCGTGTCCAGATGAAAAGCCTTGATATTGATCTGGAGGCTCTTGCGGTAGACGACCGTAAGTCAGCAAGAGATATGCAGAAGGAAGTCAAAGACTGGATTCCACGGGCATTGGCAATAAGCGTAACGCTAGGGTATTTTGGTATCATTGCGTATGTCTTGGCTGTCGGATTGCCACTTAACGGGTCGGAAGTGCTTCTTATGTTGCTTGGCACTTTGTCAGCGGGATGGACAGGGGTTATGGCTTTTTACTTTGGCTCATCTTCTGGGTCACAGAAGAAAGACCAGCTGATTTACAACTCGACGCCAAAGGAATAATCCATGAAACAGAACTTTGAAGAATGTCTTGCTCATGTTCTCAAGCATGAAGGCGGCTATGTTGATCACCCCAAAGACCCCGGCGGCGCTACCAACTTGGGATGCACCAAGAAAGTTTGGGAAGAGTGGGTTGGGCATGAGGTAACAAAAGATGACATTAAAGCCCTCACAGTCTCCGATGTCGCCCCGCTCTACAAAACGCGGTACTGGGACAAGTGCCGCTGCGACGACCTCCCGCATGGGGTGGATTTTGCTGTTTTTGACATTGCTATTAATTCTGGTCCTTCTCGCGCCGCCAAGTTTCTTCAAGCTGCTTGTAATGTGGTCGCTGATGGGGCTATCGGACCTGCTACACTTGCAGCGGTAGCAAAGATGGACTCCAGTGAACTGGCAGCAAAGATTTGCGATGCCAGACTGGCTTTCTTGCAAGGATTGCCTACTTGGAGTACATTTGGAAAAGGATGGGGCCGTCGCGTAGCAGAGGTTGCTCATACCTCTGCAAAAATGGTTGGATAAAATGACTTCACAGACCGGGATGACCTTCAGTGAATTGCAGACCGACATCCAGAACTATCTGGAACGCGGTGCTTCATCTGCTGTTGATCCCATTGTTTACCAACAGATTCCACGGTTAATCACCCTTGCTGAACGACGCATTTCAGCAGACTTGAAGATTGAAGGCTTTATCGTTGCCGTTACCACAAACTTTCAAAATGGTGTTTCTGTATATCCAAAACCGGATAGGTGGAGAAGGACTATCTCTATCAACTTTGGAACTGGCGCGACAAACGCAATCAGGACTTTCTTGTTTCCGCGTAGCTATGAGTACATCAGAAGCTACTGGCCCAACGAGGCGTTGACTGATCAGCCTAAATTTTACGCTGACTACAACTATAATAACTGGCTGATTGGTCCTACACCTAACGAGGACACTCCAGCCGAGATTCTTTATTATGAAATTCCAGCCCTTCTTAGCGACGTTGTCCAGACAAACTGGCTTACAGAATACGCCCCACAGCTTATCCTGTATGGTTCATTGCTTGAGGCAACGCCATTCTTGAAGAACGATGAACGCATTCCGGTTTGGCAAAATTTCTATGACACGTCTTTACAGGCCATCAATAAAGAAGACCTCAAAAGAATTATTGACCGCAGTACAACGCGAGATGGGGCATAACTATGAGCTTTACCAGTGTCTTTGGTGGATCGACCATCTACCCCAGCCAAGTATCCTATCTTTCCATTGACCTTGATACGGTTGATGTTGTCCTGACATGGCCTTTGGATAACAACGGGGCAGTTGATATTGCCGCAAACATTATTGACGTTAACTGCACGGTCGGTGGCTTCAATATATTTCTCCCCGCCGCCAATCTGGCATCTACAGGGCAGACCATCCTGTTCAATAACACAGGAACAGCCTCGTTTACGGTGGTTGATACCAGCGGAAACACGATTGTAAACCTGACTTCCGGCCAGCTATGGCAAGTTTACATCACGGATAATACAACAGCCAATGGCAGCTGGCAGGTTCTTCAGTATGGTGTTGGCGTATCATCTGCTACGGCTGGCGCTCTTGCCGGGCTTGGTATCAAAGCAATTGCATCAACGCTTAACCAGTCTCAGGAAGTCGTTGAATTAAATTCTAACTTTACAACTGGCAATAACAATCGCTCGCAATTGCTTCTCTGGACTGGCGGTACAGGCACTCTAACGCTTCCGCTGCCAGCAACGGTTGGTAACGACTGGTTTTTGAGTGTCCGGAATCAGGGTACTGGTAGCCTTTTTTTAGACCCGTCAGGAGCGTATTTAATTGATGGTGGTGCAACCAAAGAAATACCGCCAACAAACTCATGCTTTGTTATTTGCGACGGCCTTGCATATTACACGGTAGGGTTTGGCCAGAACGTAAACTTTGCGTTTAATTACACTTCAATTGCAGTAGCTGGAACAGGAAATTACACCCTTTCAACGGCTGAGCAGAACAAAATTTCTTACCGATTTACGGGGGCTTTGACAGGCAACCGAGTGATTATCGTACCTCCAACTGTCCAGCAGTATTGGGTTGATAACTCAACTACAAATTCATTCACTTTAACTGTTAAAACATCTGCTGGAACTGGGTTTGTAGTTCCTCAAGCCTCCCGCGCTATTTTGTATTGCGATGGAACGGACGTTGTAAATGCGGCAACGGCTAGTATTTCAACACCAATCTCGATTGCAAACGGCGGCACTGGAGCCACTACAGCTAATGGTGCGCTTATCAATCTTAGTGGTGGCTCAGCTGGTATTGCAGTATTCCAGTCATCGACTCAGGCCCAAGGCAGAGCAGCTATCGGCGGGTCTACAATTGGTCAGGCTCTTTTTACGTCTTTGGCATCAGCCGCTACGTTAACCAATTTAACTGGTGGTGCGGGTTACGTTAATGGAAATTATGTCAGCGTAGCTCTTATTAACGGCTCTGGCATTGGCGCTCTTGCAAACATTACTGTAGCGGCTACCGCAGTTAGTGTAGTCACATTAATTGATGGTGGTCTTGGTTATGAAGTAGGCGATACGCTATCGGCAAATAATTCATCTCTTGGCGGGACGGGTGCTGGTTTCCTAATTGATGTAGCTACAATTACTGCTATTGCCGCAAGAGCAACTCTTGAAGTTTATTCAACGGAAGAGACAGATAACATTGCTTTAGCATTTGCAGTGAGTCTTGGATAATGACAACTAGGCCAATCCGCATTCAGTCAAAACCGGGCATCAAACGTGACGGAACCGTCTTTGAAGGCGATTTCTACGTTGATGGCCAGTGGGTACGGTTTCAGCGTGGGCTACCCCGCAAAATGTGGGGCTATCGGCAGATTACAAATTCTCTGGGTGGGGCATCTCGCGGGATGTACACCTACCCATTTAACGGGTTACTTTATACATTCTCCGGAAGCCGCAGCCTGTTTGAAATGATTACGATTGATAACCAAGGCATTGGTTCTGTCCCATATGACAGGACTCCATCCGGCTTTGCAGACAATGCTTTAAATATGTGGGGCATGGATGCGCTGTATGACACAGCGTCAGGATATACAGCCATATTTGCTCATGCAGCACCTAACCTTTTGGATATCTCGGCCAGCACAAACACAGATATTTATGTTGGAGATATTACGGACACGTCTGCACTGGCTGTTCTTTCTGGCGCTCCGCAAGTTTCAGGCGGGATATTGGCTTTACACCCATACCTTATCGCATATGGCAATAACGGTCTTGTTTCATGGTCAGCAGCGGGTGACCCTACAGATTGGGTTCCAATTGCGGCTGGCCCCGGAGAAGCGTCGGTAACAGCCCAAAAGATTGTAGCCGCTATCAATACCCGTGGTGGCGCTGGCAACTCTCCATCTGCGCTACTCTGGAGTCTGGATAGCGTTATCAGGATGTCCTACATTGGCGGCGACCCTGTATTCTCGTTTGATACAATATCGGATGAGTCGTCTATTCTGTCGTCCCAGTCTGTCATTGAGTATGATGGCATCTACTACTGGTGCGGGTTGGACCGATTCCTGTTGTACAACGGTGTTGTAAGGGAAGTTCCCAATGATCTTAACCTGAATTGGTTTTTTGATAATTTAAACTATGACCAAAGGCAGAAGGTTTTTGCTATAAAAGTCCCTCGTTTTGGTGAAATTTGGTGGTGTTTTCCATTTGGGGACGCAACTGAATGCACTCATGCTGTTATTTACAATGTTCGTGAAGGTACATGGTATGACACACAACTTCCAAATTCAGGCCGTACAAATGGGCAATTCCCGCGTGTTTTTCAATATCCATTGATGATTGGCTCAACAAGCATTAATTCAATTAAAACACTTGGAAGCCTTCTTGCAGGAGCGTCTTACGTTGATGGAACGTATTATAATGTTGCAACTACAAACACGACCTCGATTACAGGTTCCGGTGCAACGGTAGACGTTACCGTTGCCGGAAACGTAGTAACCGCTGTGACGCTAGTAATGACCGGAAGCGGGTATACAGTTGGTGATGTTCTAACTGTAAGCAATACATTGATTGGTGGGACAGGAAGCGGGTTTACAATCACTGTCGTTACGCTTGCAGGGTATACTTTGTGGCAGCATGAATACGGACTGGATGAATTGACTGGTCCAACATTTAGTCCAATTGAATCATACTTCCAAACCAGTGATATATCCCTTGCTGCGGCTGAGCAGTCACAAAACAAAAGCCTCCGTGTTACTATTGTTGAGCCTGATTTTGTCCAGTCTGGCCCAATGACTCTATCTATCACTGGCAGGTCAAACGCCAGAGCTAAGGAAGTTCAAAGTGAGATTATGGAATTTCCTGAGACGGCTACTTCTCCTCAGGAGCAGGTAGTGTTCTTCAAGGAAATCCGGCGTGAAATGCGGTTCACATTCCGCAGCAACACAATCGGCGGCGACTACCAAATGGGTATGTGCTTGGCTCATGTTGAGGCAGCTGACGGAACCTTGCTAGGAGCTGTTCCATGATTGGAATTAACCCTGCTGGCATGGGAGTAATTGAGTGGGCCGACAGAATGACGCCTATCATTATAAATGACGGCGCAAGTGGCGATATTGGCCGACTAGATGATGAGTCAAACTGGCAAGAATGGGCAAGAGGTGTTATTCTATCTAATACTAATTGGCAAAGCACGGCTCCTAACCCGTATCAATTCACCGATTGGCGTCTTTGGGCCGAGCGGTTTTTGCAGATTATGGTGACATGATGAGACAGGTCGTTATCAACTTTGACCCTCCTAGCCAGTACAAACAAGGCGGTCTTGCCTCTAAAGCAGAGCAAGTCCGTAGTGCTGGCAAGGGTAGCGACAATATGCTTATCCACGTCAATGAAGAAGAATTTGAATGGATGAAGGACAATTTTGGTCCGGGAAGCGTTAACCCCGACACTGGCCTTCATCAGTTTAAGCCATTCTGGGAACAGGATTGGTTTGCTCCCGTTGCCACAGCTGCGGCAAACGTATTTGCCCCCGGCGTTGGTAGCGCACTTGGCTCTACAGTTGGTAATGTATTTGGCGTAACAAACCCGGCAATCCAAGCAGCTATCGGCAGCGGCTTGATTGGTGGTGGTCTTGGCTCATTTTCCGGCAACGCTCTTGGTGGAGCGGCTCTTGGTGCAATTACGCCATACGCTTTAAACAGTCTTGGCCTTACAGGGTCTAACGGTGCGTTGTCTGGTTTGAATATGTATCCGTCCGTTGATCCGGCGTCGGCGATATTAAACCCTACAAATCCCGCAAATGTTGCAGGAGGTAGCGGAGACTATATGTCCAAGATCGGAGCAGGCTCGTCTGGCGTAATGTCCCAGATCATGAAAGCTGCACCACTCCTGCTGGCAGCTTCCGCCCTTGGTGGTGGCGGCGGTGAAGCCAAGCAGCCATCACGTCCAGAGATTGATCCGGCAGATGATCCGGGCCTGCAAGAATTAAAGTATGAACGCAGGCAAACCAATCCCACTGTTACTGAAAACTATGGCTATGGCCCTGAAATGTCTTTCTTTGAGAATAACCAACTTCCAGTTGCTGCTGCTGAAGGGCGATATGTAAGGGGTGGCGGGACTGGCACGTCTGACTCAATTCCTGCCGTGCTGTCTGACGGCGAGTATGTTATGGATGCACAGACTGTTTCAATGCTTGGTAATGGGTCATCTGATGCCGGAGCCAAGAAGCTGGATCATATGCGCAAACAAATTAGAAAACAAAAAGGTTCCGCTTTGGCAAAAGGCAATTTTGCTCCTGATGCCAGAGGGCCGCTATCTTATATGAAGGGGGCAAGATAATGGGTATTCTTGATTTTCTTTTTCAAGGGAAGCCGCCTCCATCAGTAACAACGTATGGGACAAAGGTTGAGAACATCCCCCAGTTTATGACTGATTACACCCTTGGCCTTCTTAGCAAGGCCAATGCTGTGGCATCTGAACCATATCAGGCATATGGGGCGGCAAGGCTGGCTAATTTTACTCCAGAACAGACCCAAGCGTTCAATCTAACAAATGATTCAATGGGGATGTATCAGCCTACTCTTAACTCTGCGATTGATATGACCAAGCAAGGTGGTCAATATAATTTAGCAGGGGCGGCGCAACCATACATGACTGCCGCATCTCAAACAGCTCCAAGCGTTGTCGGGCAATACATGAACCCGTATCAGAACGCAGTTGTTGACCGGATTGGCGCTCTTGCCGGACGCAACTTGCGTGAAAACCTGATGCCAAACGTCAATTCAAACTTTATCCGTGCTGGCCAGTTTGGCTCTGCCGGACAACAGTCTGCTATTGGCAACGCATTGCGTGATACTCAGGAAAGCGCACTTGCTGCTCAGTCTAAGGCTCTTCAAGAAGGCTATGGAGCAGCAACCAAGGCAGCTCAGGATGATCTCAGCCGCCAGAGTGACCTTGCCAAGACTGCTGGAAACATCGCCCAGAATGAAGCTGCCAATAGGCTTACTGCTGGTAGTCAGATGGGTACGCTTGGCTCGATGGGTCAGACAATGAACCTAAAGGACATTGCTGCTCAGGAAGCTGTCGGGCAGACAAAACAGGCTCTTAATCAGAAGAACCTTGATTTGGCATATCAAGACTTTGTGGCTCAGAGAAAATACCCACAAGAGCAGTTGGCTATGCTCAACTCTCTTATCCGTGGTTTGCCGTATACAACATCCACAGATACGACATCTACTGGCCCAGCAGCTTCCTATCAAGCATCACCATTGGCTCAGCTTGCTGGGGCAGCGGCTCTTGGCAGCGGGTTGAAATTGTATAAAGAGGGCGGCGAGGTAAAGCGTAACCCTAACCGTCGTTCATCTCGCGGCAAAAAGAGGAAGTAATTATGGCTGATGGTCCACTCTCTTTTGCTACTGGGTATAAGCAGTATGATGATTTGCTTGCTCAGGCTATTGCTGACAATCAGGCAAAGCTGAACGCTGCACCAACATCACCATTGTCAAATGTTGACCCTGTTATGCTGTCTCTTGCTCAGGGTTTGTTGTCCCCGACAAAGACAGGTGGGTTTGGGGAGAGTCTTGGTATTGCTGCTAATGCTATCCAAGCACCTCTTTCTGCAATGCAGAAGCAGAAACTGGATGCCCAAGGCAAGATTGACGAGCTTCAGATTACCCGCGCCAAACTTGCTATGGAAGCCCCTTATTACGCTGCTCGTGCTGAAAGATATGGCAGAACTGGAACAGGTGAAGGAACTCCTTATTCACAAATGTCAGCTTTGAACACCCAATTAAAAGCTCTTTACAATATGACGGGAGAAGAAATTGAAGAAGCAGCAGCAGAAGGATTTGATCAAAGGAAAGAAATTTCAGCAATTTTGGCTCAAATGTCGGCAATCCGTCAGACAATGAGAGGTGGTAATCCTTCTGTTGGTGGTGCTAACGGTGGCGGTGATGTTGACAGTAGTGGTGGCGGTGCATTTCCAACTATCACAACTAGGGATGCTTATGATAAGCTGAGTCCGGGGTCAATTTATACAGACCCTGAAGGAAATTTGCGTACAAAACCTGCTGGCCCCGGTGAACGTGGATAATTAAAATGGCAAAATTCTGGGAAAACGATCCATTGGTATCTCAAGGTGCTGGTGGCGGGGGTAAATTTTGGGAAAATGACCCAATAACTTCAATCCCGGAGCCGACGCCACGACCAGAAGAAGTAGCACCAACAAATATCTTTACGGGGACAGGTATGCCCCGGTTAGAAAGTGCTGCCAATACAGTCCTTGGCGTTGTTGACGAATATGTCCCCGGTTTTAAAACATTGTCAGAAGCTGAAATTCCGGGTGCATTGGAGCTTAAAAAGCAAGCGCAGGTTATGGCCGCTGGTCAAGGTTTTAATACTGCTGACCAAATATATAATATCCAAAATCGCATTAATGAACTTCAAGCAAATAATCAAGACGGTTCCAACAATGATAAAATTGAAGCATATCAACGTGCGTTGCTAGGTTATAAAGTATTTAAAGCTCCTGAAAATCTTGCTTCAGAAATGGCAGCGATAGATAAGACTAAAGCAGAGATTGCAGCTCTTCCAAAATCAGAATTTAGCAAAAAATATGAAAAGGCTGTTGAGTCTGGTACTTTGAAAGACTGGACATCTGAAACTCTTGCAGCAATTGAAGATGATCCTATGGGTGCGGCTAAAAGTATGACCGGAATGGTTGTTCAAAGCGCACCTATGATTTTTTCTACTGTTTTTGGTGGCCCTGTTGGCGCTGGTCTTTATGGTGCTACTACAACCTATAATCAATCTGTTCTTGATGAAATAGAAAAACGTGGCGGCAAATTAACCGATAAAGACCAGTTTATGCAGGTCTATCGTGCCAATAAAGATGAAATTTTAACTGCTGCTAAACAAAAAGGCGCAGTTTCTGGTGCATTTAATGCTGCATTAGGCGCTCTTCCGGGACCATCAAATATTAAAGAAGGTGTTGCAGTCGCTATTTTAGGCACTGGCATTATGGTTGGTCAGGGCGCGACTCAACGCTATCTTGATCAGATACCAGTAATTGATACAAACACAGGCGCTCCACTCACCGATGCTGGTGGCAAAGTTGTTATGCAAGACGCGCCTCCTATGACGGCGGCTGAATGGGCTGATCTTACTGCTCAAAGCGCGGCTATGGGTATCCCAGTTGCACTGTTGGCTGCAATGAGGTCAACGCCGACGCCATCTGGTCAGGCTTCATCTGGTGCTGGCCCAGCAGGAACTCCATTATTAACTGGCCCTCGCCCATTACTTCCGGGTCCGGGCGGTCCTGCTGCTCCTGTTGTTCCAGCTGCCTCTACATCTGTCAATGTACCAAAGCCAGCTCCGGCACAGCCGCCTTCCCCGGTTAGTGTTGTTGAGGCGCGGGGGCCGGAAGTAATTCCGGCTCCTGAAGCCCCAGTAGTAAATATTCCTCCTGAAGTTCAGCAGGCTATTGATACTTTAACCACTGTTAATAACGCTAAA